CTGCTCACGGTTGACGCTCTCGACTAACGGAGGATCTGATGGACCCGATCCACGTCGAAGAGCCGGTCGCCCACGAGGCACCGCTCGCGCAGACCGCCGAGAAGGATGCGATCGTCGCGAGCGTGACCGACGACGCGCTGGTCCTTGCCCACGAGGCGCAGGCCGCGGCGCCTACGCCCGAGCAGATCGTGCAGGTCGCCCAGGGCGCCGACGACGGGATGATCGGCGTTGTCCTCGCGATCGTCGCGGTCCTCGGCGGCGGCGCTGGCTGGAAGTTCTACTCGCAGAGCTCGAAGCAGAAGGCCGACCTCTCCGAGAAGCAGGCCGAGCTCGCGCACGAGCTGGCGATGGCCGAACTGAACGCGAAGATGCAGGGACCTAGCACGAGCCCGCCGCAGTGCGTGGCGGCTCACACGTCGCTCGAGGCGCGGATCGCAGCGGTCGAGGCCAAAGCCTCGCGCACGACCTTGCCCGACTTTCCCGACGACTTCGACGCCGAGCTGCTGATCGCTCGCGTCGAGAAGCTCGAGAAGGCCGCGAAGAAGAAGCCAGCGCCCGCAGGGAGGAAGCCGTGAACCTGTCCGAGCATTTCACCTTCGACGAACTGACCCGCACCGGGCAGACGGCGCTTCAGGTGAAGAACCGCGAGGAGGCACAGGCGTGCATGGGCGCACTCACGGCGCTCGCGGTCACCATCCTCGAGCCGATCCGTGCGAAGTACGGCCCGATCAAGGTCAATAGCGCCTTCCGTGGCCCTGCCGTGAACACGGCGGTCGGTGGGAGCAAGACCTCGCAGCACATGAGCGGACAGGCTGCGGACATCGTCGTGCCCGGCGTGGCGCTTGAGGTCGTGTTCGCGTGGATCGTGAAGGAGAGCGGCATCCCCTACGGGCAGGCCATCCTCGAGGGCCCGGGCGGCAAGGTGTCGTGGATCCACGTCTCCCTGGGCGAGCCGTACCGTGCCCGCGACAAGAGCCGGCAGGCGCTTACGTGGGACGGCAAGACTTACGCGCCGTGGAAGGGCTAGACGTTTCCTGTGCGGTCGAGGTCGGCGAGGTACTCTCCATCGCCGACCCGCGCCTCCATGCGTGCGAGTGGCCGGTCGGCCTGACGATCACCGCACAGGTGGTCGAGGTAGACCCCGTCGTGGTGCGCGTGCGTGTGACCACGCATCGGCTGTGCAACGAGGCCGAGGACGAGGCCGCGCAGGTACGTCGCGTCTGGCGCCGTGCCGTCGCGAAGGCGCGTCAGGCGTGGGGGCCAGAGTTCACGGTCGAGACAGTCCGCGGCGACTGCTCGACCGACGTGCGTTCTGCCGACGTAGACGTGCTCGAGACACGATAGCGCGCAGCACGCACACGATTAGCCGCGAGAGCAGCTGCACCATCGCGCCCACGAGCAGCACGATGGTCGCCACGGTCAGCCACGCGAGCATCACTCGACCAGATGCGCGAAGAGCGGCCCGAGCGTGAACCGGATGCGCGCGCGCGCGATCTCGGCGTACTCGGGCGACAGTTCGCATCCGATGAAGCGCATCCCTTCGAGCATCGCCGCGCGCCCGGTGGACCCCGACCCGGTGAACGGGTCCAGGACAAGCCCACCGGGCGGCGTGACCATCCGCACGAGGTAGCGCATGAGGTCGGTGGGCTTCACTGTCGGGTGATGGTTTGCGCGCGTGGTCGTTCTCTCGTTTCCCGAACCGGTAAGCATTGACCCATCAGCAGTGGCCTGCATCGACCCGGTCCTCATACAATCAAACGCCTCCAGCCCCTCATCACGATCATCCCGACCCGCCTTCGCCGTGTAGAAGTACCGTGCCGCGTCGCGTAGCCCCTCGGTCGCCTCGTCGCTGCCGTCGTGCAGGACGTTTGCAGGCCAGCGGCCCAAGGGATGTTGAAGTGTCGGACCACGACCCACTGTGCCACCCGAATACGTGCCGTTGCCGCCGATACTTCTAGATTCACCACCCCGGCTTTCCGTGTTGATCCGGTTTGGCTCATTCTCATCAATCACATTCCTACACCCATCCACATTGATCGCACCCGTACCGTACCGCAGCACGTTCGCCGCGACGGTCCCGACCAGCGGCTTCCGCGCCATGCAGATAGGCTCGTGCGCTGGCTTTAGGGCCGTGCCCCAACCGGACCAGCGGCGGGCGTCGTCGGTGGCGGGGGTGGTGACATCCCACGCGCCGACATGTCCGTTCGGGCCGATCTTTGGGCGAGCGCCCCGATTCATTTCTCTTCCGACAACCTCCCGCTCCGCACCCGCCGCCTTGTCGATCGCCTTGCTCACGTCGAGCGACTTCGGGAACCCGCTCCCGTAGATCCACATGATCTGATCGCGCACGTCGAACCCGGCATCCTCGATGGCGCACGCCATGCGGTGATAGGTCCGCGACCCTGAGAAGGCGAGGAGATGCCCTCCGGGCTTCAGCACCCGCAGGGCCTGACGCCACACCTCGAGGTCATAGGCGATCCCGCTCGCGTCCCACTTCCGACCCATGAAGCCGAGCTCGTACGGCGGGTCGCACACGACGGCATCCACGCTCTCGGCCTCAAGCGTGGCCATGCTCTCTCGGCAGTCGCCGACGAGGATGCGCGCCCTCATGGGTTGACCTTCGCGTGGTACGCCGCCCGCATCTGCCTGTTCTCCTCGCGCACCTGCTCCAGCGCCGCGAGGCCCTCGGCCAGCACCTCACCGGGCGTGATGCCCTGATGGTCTGGGTTCGCGCAGCGCCACGCGAGACGACGGAGAGCGGACTGCGCCCGGTCGATGGCCGGGCACGTGTGGCCGGGTGGCTTCACGATTGATCCCGCATCGCCACGTCAAGCAGGCTGGCGACCTGCGCCCGATCCATGTCGGGACGCGCGTACTCCGTGGCGATGTCCACGAGCTGCTGCGACGCCGCGGCGAGCTCGGCCTGTCGCTGGGCGTCCTCGAGGGTGACGGCTCGCCCACGCTGGTCGGTCATGGGCGCGCGGGTCATGAGCTCCCAGGTGTACCACCCGCCGACGTGCTGGTTCACAAGGAGGTGCGCCCCGTCGCGGAGACTGTGCGTCCACGCGAGGTGATGGGCGGGCTTGCTGACGGTGATCACCGTCCAATCAAGAACGGGCATCGGTGGCTCCGTTGAGGGCAAGGTAGACGGAGCGCGTGATCGCTACGTCGTTGAGGCAATAGTCGGTGATGTCGCTGTGGCGACCGGCGAGCCAGAGGGGGAGCACCTCGGAGCCGTGTCCGGTCTTGTCGCCGACGCCCAGGGCGCAGGCAAGGTCAGACAAGCCCACCCGCTCGCGTGTCGGGAAGGCGAGGTGCATGGTGTCGGTGACGCGCTTGCGGTGCTCGGTGGACACCTCGTGGAACCATCCCGCCATGACGTGGCGCAGACGCGCCGACGTGAGGTGCAGACGCGGCAGGTCGAAGCCGAGGATGTTGTGCCCGACGATGTGCGCGCCGTGCGCCTTATGGTCGGCGACGAAGTACTCGAACGCGGTGAACATGCGGCGCTCCTCCTCGTCGGACGGACCACCGATGCAGCACGTCGAATACAGCGCGTCGTCGTCCTCGGGCTCCCACGTCACACCGATGCAGGCGATGCGCGACACTCGCCAATCGAGGGCGGCACGTCCCCACTGCTCGTCGTGGTTCTCGGCGCACCACGCGTCGATACTCTCGGGCTTCTTGTAGGTGCCGGGCACCCGCGAGCGCACGTAGGCGTCGCGCTCGTGCTGGGGCCAGAGGAGCGGCGGCAGCGTCTCGATGTCGATGTAAAGGTTCCCGCTCATCACTCCACCTCGAGGTAAGGGGCGATGAGAATGCCGGCCGGGGCGAGGAGCAGGGTCCACGCCGCGGCCTCGTACTCGCCGGCGATGGTTAGGATCGCGGAGAGCACGGCCGCGACGAGAGGGGACAGGGTGGTAACAAGTGCGGTCATGGTGACCTCCTAGAAGTGGGTGGGGCTAGAACGGGATGTCGTCGTCAGACGGGGGAGGGGCGCCGCGCATCTCGGCCTCGAGGTAGCCGCCAGGGATGGGCTGAGCGGCGGGGGCCTTGTAGCGCCAGATCACACCCGTGCAGTTTTTGTCGCGGCACTTGAAGTCGGGCGCCTTGGGGTTGGTCTTCTTCTCCCGGTTGTCCCACATGGCGCC